ACCCTTATTACAAAGAAACCAACCGGCAAATTCACCAATAGGTGAGTTGTGCAATTTGAGTCCGTGACCAGTGTAACGTATAACACGTTTTCCAGATTCGGTCATATCACATTTGCGACAGGCGATAGCAGCATCATCTCCTTTAAAGAGTGCAAGCTGAAAGCCGGAGAATTCAAAAATGGCAAAACATAGTGACATGTTACCAATTGTGTTCTCACAAATTGTGAAGGGATTACCGGAAAATTGTTTTTCGCTACCACGGAGAGTGGTGTTACCAAAGGGACCTTTGTAAACCATTTTCCAGTTATCGCGGACTGAGGCAAACCAAGCGATCAAAGCAGGATCGACGCCAATATAACCAAGAAGTGTACTGGTTAATTGGATAAAGCAACGGCGGAAAGATGCATCCCATTGAGAGAAATCATTACAAGTCCAATTAGTAATTGGATTTTTATTTTTCTCAAGCATGGAACAATAAATATCGTTAATACCAGCTTCCGACTTATGTGTAGCGAGATGGATATTACGATTATTTTTAACAAGAATTTCCTGGACGCGTGTCAATAAGAAACGCGAGAAAGCAGAAAACAGAATGTTAACTTTCTTACCGAAAGAGGCCACACCTTGGCCAACTTTATCTGATGCATCGAAACCATCTGCTGGTTTCCACTTACTTTGCCTTTTGTTAAAGAAAGCAAGATGGCCATCTTGATCAGTGTCAAACATTTCGTCAAGTTCTTTAATGAGACCTGTGTTTTCACCAATTTTGTGGCCTAATGATTCTAAATAATCATATGCATGCCTTAAGACTTCTGCACGTGAAGCCGCTAAATCCTTCTTTAGTTTACGGCTCGAGAAGGAGTTGCCGTACAATGATTTTAATAAACCATTGTAAAGTTGCGTGTACGCGAAATGTTCTTCTTTCTTGCTCTGAACTTGATATTCAGTGCCGTAACGCCCTGCCAATGTCCGGACAGTTTGAAGCGAGCTGTTAGAAACTTGATTCAAAACTGCATTGATTTCTGATGAAACCCGGAAGACAGTATCGGTGTGGTCTAAAGCCAATAATGCATCAGTCGGTGCGTTCAATTTAGAACTTTTCCCGATCTCAACATTCTGATAATTAATGTAAGAAGAGGTGTTTGTTTCTTCATTAATTGGCTGAACAGTATCTTGGATAATACCTTCAGCAATGGCTTGTGTGCCCACATCGTCCGCGACATCATTGTCATCTTGAGTTAGTTCAAGTGTAATTTCACTATTAACGAATACTTCGTCATGGTAAAAAATCTGACTATACTCAGAATAAGTGTGGATTTGGGTGTTCTCGAAGTTGAAATAACGTTCAATACACTCCGTATCCCCAGCTAAAAAGAGACGTGATGTGGCGCGGGTGACTGCTGTGTAGATGAACGCAGTCTGGTTGATGATGTTGCTTGCAATTGCAGCACCATCGATATATAATACAACATCCGGTGATCGTGAACCGGTGTAGGTGGTGATTGTATTACATTTAACGCCTTTGCTCGACAAATTGACCTGGGTAGCAGAATTCAAACAAATAGTTTGCACATTTTTGTTTTTATGAATTTCAAAGGATGGAGGAAGCTTTGAGACTGCAACTTGGACATTTGATTTACTACGAATGAACCATCCAAATTTCTTATTGAGTGCTTTCGTGATATCTTGCGGGATAGCATATACGTCGATCAGATTGTTAACAAGACCATAGTCCTGAATGAGATTATAACGGAATTTAGGATCAAAAAGATTCGTAAAAGGCGTTTGATAAATATCACCCATGGCTATGATCTTAGAAGCAGGAAAGACGACATGCAAAAGTGCAAAATACTCGACACAGAATTGAGAAATTTCATCAACAATGATGACGTCACCATCATGTATGCTACCAAAAGCAACATGAGGTGTGAACGATTTAACGCCCAATTGTTGATGACGCCTGGATAATTCTTGCGTAGGAGCAATATAGCAAGCGTTCGGCATTGTCTTTATCATTTCTGTTGTCTTAGCTGAACTAGCGTAACCCGTATTAACCAGTATAGAGAAAAAATCAACTTTCACTCGAGTGAAGCTGGCTGGTAAACTGGGTTGGAATTTTGACATACCCTTGAAGTAGTAATCATGAAAACGACATATTTTAAACTTATCAAAGGGTAAACAATGATTAGTAGTAGGTTGAACGTTTGCATCATAAACGGCATCAAAGGGACGGAAAATTGGCAGATCAGGTTGGTAGTTAATAAGCAAATAATAAACCTCTGAAGAAACACCAGGATGAGCTTGCACATTTTGAAAATGTGTTGCAAGTTCAAAGGTAGTAAAAGGGTTTCCAAAAGTTTTAATAAAAGCATGACCACCAACAAAAAGACGTTCTTTGATAAATTCAACGGCGTCATTAGTTAATGCTTCAGAGTTAATACTACGCGCAGCATCGGATATAATCATATGGAATTTCTTCTTTGGGAAGAGATTGGATACGGATCCGGTGTAGCGCTGAATATTAATATCATCTTGACATTGAGTGAAAGGAGAACCTTCCTTGAAATGTCCAGCATAAAAAGCATAATCATCGTCGTTGGCATTATCAAAATGCTTGTTGGCCAAAGCATTGATAAAGAAGCCAGGTGCAGCAGAAGTTTCAATGACCTGCCCGCCAGCAGGAATCATCGGTTGAAGGATATCAACAAATTCTTTGAACTTTGATATTGCACCACCGTGCGCACGCACGAAGAAATGGTCACCAGTTGGATTCTCGATATATTGAACCGGCTTGGTGCCATGTGAAAAGTCGAATTTATTTTCGACAAGAACGTTGTTACTGGTAGTACGGAGTGTGATATTCATTCCATAATATTCAGCTAACAAGGGGATGATTGATGATGAACAATCATTTTGCCAGGTACCATCAAAGATATATGCTCGAGCGAATTCACGGCAATTACCTACGGCGCAATCCAGCAGCAATTGTAACGATAAATTTAAAATTTCACGTTGTTTCGGCTTGGATTGCTTCGGAAGTAAGAGCCAGAAAGCGCGCATGGCGCAGTGTCCGGCTCGGAAATTCGCGGGCATATCTGGGGTGGTGACCTTGGGATTGATAGAAGGAGTTTCTTGAATTGTAAGCAATAATTCCTTTTCAATCGTTTCGGCATCGGGGACGTCACCATTGATCGGCACATTAAGGCTATCAACCGATTTGAAGCGATTATTAAGATCGTTATCGGGAGCCTGAAAATGCAATGGTGG